GGCTGCGGCCTGACCCAGGTTTTAGTGCGCCATAACTCGTTTTGAATCAATACGATGAGAGAGGCGGTATGAGCAGGACACACGAGCGAGTCTCTTCGGTGGCGCGATCGCAGCGGGTCCGCGTGATCCACCGGGCCGGCGGCCGCTACGACAAGGCCACGCGCACGTGGCGGTTCGACGACGGACGCGTGTTCCTCACGATGGAGGAGGCGTACCAGTTCGTGGTGAGGGCGAAGCGTGGATGAAGCGAGCTCTCGCGCTGACGGGGCCGCAGCTTGCCGAACTCGCGGGCGTGTCACTGCCCACATGGAACGTGCACAAGAAGAAGGGCGCACCGACCCCGAAGAACAAGCGAGACCTGAAGACGTGGGTGGAGCGCTACGCGAAGTGGCGCGTCGAGAACCTCACGCCGGGTCGCGGGCCTGGCAAGGCGACGTCGACGGGCGACAGCCAGGAGCTCGAGCGGTGGCGGCAGATCCGCGCGGACATCGCGCAGCTCGATCTGGAAGAGCGCCGCGGCGAACTGGTGAAGCGCGAGGAAGTGATCGACGCGATCGCGACAGCGATCGTGGAGATGAAGAAGCGGCTCGGCGACGCGCGGAAGAAGCTGAGCCCGCGGCTCTACCAGTCACCATCGGTCGAGTGGATCGACGACCAGCTCGGCGCCGAGTTCGACGCGATCCTCACGTCCTACGCACACGGACTCTCTGATGGATTCAAACGAAGAGAAACCGCCGCCTCCCCCGTCCATTCTGCAGGATCCTCGGCTGGCGAAGGCGGCGGAGCCGCAGCGCCCGATGACGGTGAGCCAATGGGCTGACGAGCACAGGTGGCTCTCTGCGTTGAGCGCAGAGCCGGGGAAGTGGCAGACGGACCGCATTCCCTACGCTCGAGAGTGGATGGACTCGGCGAGTTGTCGGTGGGTGCGACGCATCACGCTGATGACGAGCACGCAGGTCGGCAAGACGGAGACGCTGAACAACATCGTCGGCTACTTCGTGCACCAAGCGCCGTGCCCGATCATGGTCGTGATGCCGCGGCGCGACGACGCGAAGCTGATCGGCGAGCGGCGCCTGCGGCCGATGGTCGAGGCCTCGCCGGCCCTGCGAGCCGAGCGAACGGAGCGCGGCGCCGACCTGCAGGCGCGCGAGCTGACGTTCCGCAATGCGATCGTCTACCTGCGTTCGGCGCAGTCGCCAGCCGACCTCGCGAGCGTTGCGGTGAAGGTGGTGCTCGGCGACGAGGTCGACAAGTGGCCGCAGTGGTCAGGCGAAGAGGCCGCGCCGCTGAAGCTCGTGGAGGAGCGCACGCGCACGTACTTCGATCACGTGATCCTGACCGCGTCGACTCCGACGACTCGTCGCGGCGAGATCTGGAGCCAGTTCGAAGCGGGCGACCAGCGCCGCTACTGGATGCCTTGCCCGTTCTGCCGAAAGCCGCAGACCTTCGAGATGCAGCAGGTGAAGTGGAACACCGGCATCATCAAGACGAAGCGAGACATGGATGCCGCCAAGGCGGCGTTCTACGAGTGCCGTCACTGCGGCCGCGCGATCGACGATCGCATGAAGCAGCAGATGATCGCCGCGGGTTGGTGGGTGCCGAAGGGGCGCGACCCGATCCAGTGGCGCGACGTCGACGCCGCGAACGACCGGGCAGCGCACCGCAGCTACCACCTGTGGGCCGCTTACTCGCCATGGGTCGAGTGGTGGAAGATCGCCGCGGCGCACCTCGATTCGACGAGCTCGCCGGCGAACCGGATGAACTTCGTGAACTCGTGGCTCGCCGAGGTCTGGGAAGACCAGGTGCAGGACACGACCGACGCCGGCGTTCGCGCGTGCATCGCGAAGCACCGGCTCTGCGAGGTGCCGGCCGACGCGATCGTGATCACCGGATCGGTCGACGTGCAGGTCGATCGCATGGAGTACCACGTGAACGCTTGGGGCCGCGACGAGGAGTCGTGGATCGTCGCCGAGGGATCGACGAACGACTGGGAGGAATTGGCCGACATCCTGTTCCGGAACACGTGGGGCGAGAAGAAGCTCGCGATGCGCGGCTGTCTGATCGACTCGCGCTACCGGCGCCCGGAGGTCTTCGACTTCGTTCGGCGCTGGCCGGCGGTCGCGCGCATGATCGCGGGCGTGACGAGCGAGTCGCCGGTGCCGTTCGGCACGAAGCGGATCGACAAGCACCCGAAGACTGGCGCCGTGCTCGAGAGCAGCATGATCGTCTGGACGATCACCGTGTCGTGGTTCAAGGATCTGCTGGCGGGGCGGATCGCGAAGGCGCTCGCCGAGCCGGACAGCAGGGTCGGCCGCCTGTGGCTGCCGGAGAACGCGTCCGAGACGATGAAGGTGCAGCTTGCCAGCGAGCAGAAGGTTCGCGAGCGCAGCGGCAAGCGGGAGGTCCTGAAGTGGGTGTTGAAGCCAGGGCACCAGCGGAACGAGGCGTGGGACCTGCAGGTTTACGCCGCCGCGGCCGCGCGCATGTTCCGCGTCGACACGCTGCGCACCGAGGCGACCGCGCCGCAGCGGGCCGCGCAGGCGCCGGCGCCGACCAGGCCGGGACCGCCGCAGCGTCAGCAGCAGCGCCGATCGAGTCCCTACCCGTCGTTCGGGAGGCGGCCGTGATCGCGAACAACAAGGACGACAACTTGCACGAGAGCGTTCTGCCGGTGGTCCCGTTCGTTCCGTTCCGGTGCCCGAGCTGCGGGCGGCATCGGCCGTTCACCGGGAACGTGCGCGGGCGCGTGCGGCGTCACGTGTGCCAGGCGTGCGGGACGAAGTACCGGAGCTACGAGCTGCCTGCGGAAGCCGTCACCGAATGGGACGGCGAGATCCCGAAGGACGAGTAGGATCGGCCCGCCATGATGAAGAAGACGATCGTCGGAACCGTGTCAGTCCAGCAGCCGAAATCGATCGAGGTCGAGTTCCCGCTCTACCTCGTTGGTGACTTCGGCGGCGACGACTACGACTCGCTGCACTACTACCGCCTGGCCGAAGATGGCTGGATGTCGGAGTTGTCAGTCATGACGTGGCCGGGGATCGACAAGCGATCATTCGAGGTCGACGTCGGTCGGTGGGTCGACAGCGAGCTTGTGCGCATGCTCTCTTCCAGCGACTACCGCCGCAGCGACGCCGCAACATTCAACCGGGCGGTTGCGGATGCGGTTGCGCACGTCTCGAAGCTCGCAAGCCAGGACTGATCCAGACCATGCCAGACGACAACCGCGTCGAGCCTCAGAAGCTCAGCGTCGCCGAACTGATTGCCCGGCTTCAGTTGATGCCGCAGGCGTCGATCGTGTGGATGTCCGTGCCGCCGCCAGGGGACAGTTTCTCGGCTGTGATCGACGTGAAGGACGCTGGCAACGGCGAGGTTGTGCTGCACGGAGACTGACCGCTGGCGATGAGCGATCGACCGCACTGCGATCACACTCCCTGTTGACAAGTAGTCCGGTTCGCAAAGCTCCCGGTCGTGGACGCGATCCCGACTTATCTCTACTTCGGCGACGAGATGATCTGCGGCGGCGCGCAGCCGCCGACGAACCTGCCGGACCTGTGGGGTCGCTACCTGAACAACTGGCGCTTCAGCCGGTTCGTTCCGTGCGGCCCCGACGGTTACAGCGCCGACCCCGCAAGCGACTGGCCGTGCTACTGGGACGGGAGCGTTGGCGAGTTCGTTCGCTACCAGTACATCGCCGGGCTCGGCAGCGCCGCGAAGGGCGACAACTGGTTCCTGCCCGCGGGCGGCGGCATCACACCGTGCACGATGCTGATGAACGCGCTGTGGGCGCGGCACCTCACGTCGCCCGGCTTCCGCCTGCTGAAGTACGCGAAGCTCGGCGCCGGCTACGGGTCGTGGAAGCCGGGCGGCGCGGCGTGGAACGAGTCCCGCGCGCAGTGGGATCTCGCGGTCGCCGACGAAGCGACGCGCGGCAACACGCTCGACGTGAAGGCTGTGATTGTCGACTGCAGCGCAGCCGACATTCGCGCGGGAAGCCTGACGTTCAGCGTCGACCTGCAGGCGCTGATCACCGGCATCCGCGCGAACTACAGCGCGACGTGCCAGATCATCTTGGTCTCGCACCGGAGCGACTTCTACACGACCGGCGGATCGGCATCGCAGTCTGCGCGCAACCTGCACTCGATGGCTCGCGTGGCGAACGCCGGCGTGCACGTGTTCGACATGGCCTTCGCCGAGTGGGGCACCGACGGCATCGTCGGCGGCACGACGCCCGGGCCGGCGAACATCACGTACGAAACCATCGACTACGTCGACGCCGGTGTGCGCCTCGGCCGCATGGTCGACGCGCTGCTGACGAACCAGCCGATCGCGGAGGCCGACGGCCCGCTCGGCGTGCACGTGTTCCTCGGCGACTCGAACTTCATCACGAGCTTCATGAAGTCCGACCAGGTCGTCGCTGGCAAGCAGCGCAGCCTGCTCGGCGACGTCGGCGGAACGCAGCGATCGGGCCAGTGGATCTACGACGACCCGAACGGGCAGGTCGTTCCGTACGACGTGATGGGCGTCACGAACTCGACCGGCGCGACCCTCGAGCACTTCTTCGGCCCGGAGGCGACGTTCCTCGCTCGGGTCGCGAAGAAGTCGACGAATCCGAACGCACACCAGTGCCTCTTCAAGTTCGCGATTGGCGGCAGCTCGCTCGGCTTCCTGGAGACGGGATGGCCCGCGGTCGTGTTGGCGTGGCGACGCTTCTGCGCGTCGGTCTACCGCGACACCGGTCGCATGGTGGACGTCCGAGACATCTGCATCAACTACGGCCACAACGACGGCCTCGAAGCTGGTGGCGCGTCGAACTTCGAAGCGAAGGCGACGCTGCTGATCGACATGGCGCGCGAGCTGTTCACGACGCGATCCAGCGGACCGGAGCTGCTCGTCAACTGGGTGCAGAACGCGCCGCACTCCGGCAACGGTTGGCCTGGCGGCACGAACCACGGCGATCCCGCGTCGAACGAACGGGTGCGCCAGCACATCGCGAAGCTGCCGACGTTGCGGCCGCGGGTGAAGGTGCTGTTGAACGGCGACTACGAGACCAAGGAGTTCCCGTACGAGCTGAACAGGGACGATGACATTCACCTCGGCGGCGAGGCGACGAAGCAGGTCGGTTACGACCTTGCCGACCTGGTGCTCGCCTACGCGGATGACGCCACCGATGCCGACCAGGTCGGTGGCGAAGAACCCACGCAACTGGTCGAGGCCGCGATCGACACGTCGCCGGCCGGCATCGTCGCGATCCTCGAGGCGGCGATCGCCACGGGCAGCGACGTCGCCAGTTACACGACGGCGACCGGGCAGACCGTCACGCTGCGCAGCTTCACGGAGATCCTGCGCGCGCTGCAGTACTTCGAGGCCAAGGCGTCGCGGAAGGCGGGGCTCCGCCGCACGCGGGTGGTGTTCACGTCGTGAGGCGCCTTCCGCCAGCCCCGCCGCTCTACAGCGGCGTCTCCGGCATCCTCGCGAAGGCGGTCGACAAGACCGTCGGCGTGTTCGCGCCGCGGCTCGTCCACAGCTGGCAGGTCGCGCGGAAGAAGTCGGCGGCGCTGCTCGCGTACGAGTCGGCGCGCATCTCGCGCACGAACCCCTCCGAGAAGAGCACGAGCGCCGACAGCGACGTGCTGCCGGACCTGAAGAAGCTCCGCGACCTGTCGCGCGCGCTGATCCGCGACGACGCGCACGCGAGCGCAGCGGCCGACATCCTCGAGGACAACGTCGTCGGCGAAGGCATCCTCGCGCAGCCCGCGTGCACGCCGGAGGAGACCGGCCTGACGCAGGACCAGTGCGACGAGTGGAATAAGGCCTGCCTGGCCGAGTTCTCCGACTGGGCCGACAACCACGCCGACGCGACGGAGCAGGGCACGTTCTACGAGCTGCAGGCGCTCGTCATGCGGACGTGGATCGGCGACGGCGACGCGATCGGCCACGCGGTGTTCGGCGGCGACGGCTTCGTCGCGTGCGAGCTGATCGATGCCGACCGCGTCGAGTCGCCTGGATTCCTCGACACCGACAAGATCCGCGGCGGCGTCGAGCTCGGCCCGCACGGCGAGGCGATCGCGTACCACGTGCTCGAGCAGCACCCCGACGACCTGTTCGCCGGCGCTGGCGCGCGCACCACGAATCGCATCGCGAAGGCTGGCGACGGCTACAGCTACGTGCAGCACGTGTTCCGGCGCCGGCGTCCTGGTCAGACGCGCGGCGTGCCGTGGACGGCGAGCTGCCTCGGCTACAGCCGGAACCTGCACCACTACCTCGACAGCGAGCTGATCGCGGCGCGCGCGGCCAGCAACTACGCGGTCGTGATCAAGAAGTCGGTGACGCCCACCGACCAGGACGTGTTCCCGGTTGCGGACAACGAGCAGGCGTCCGGTCAGACGTTCCTGCAGGAGCTGCAGCCGGGGACGATCGAGTACCTGAACGAAGGCGAGGAGATGCAGTCGTTCTCGCCGAACCGCCCCGGCGCGCAGTTCGACGCGTTCGTGACGCGGATCCTGCGCGCGATGTGCTCGGCGATGGGCCTGAGCTACGAGCTGGTCGCTAAGGACTTCGGGCGCATGAACCTCAGCTCGGCGCGCGCGATGTTGCGCGAGTGCCGGCGCGGGTTCGACCGCGCGCGGAAGCTGATGGTGCGGCAGTTCTGCCGGCCGTGGTACGAGAACGTGATCCGGATCGCCGTGCAGTCGGGGCGCCTGGTTCCGCCGCCGGCGTGGCTCGACAACCCGACGCCGTTCCTGCGCGCGAACTGGGTCGCGCCGGCCTACGGCATCGTCGACCCAGTCACGGACGCGGAAGGCGCCACGGCCGCCGTCGAGGCCGGGATCTCGACGCCGCAGATCCAGGCCGCCGCGCAGGGCCTCGACAGCGAGCAGGTGTTGCGCGAGCGCGCGAAGCACCTCGCCGCGGCGATGCGCATCGAGAAGGAGTTCAAGCTGCCGGCGGGCGCGCTGACGCGCACGTCGAAGCAGCCACAGGGAACCGGGGCTGCGCCTACCGACAGCAACAGTGACTCTGCATCCGGGGGCGAAGGGCGCGGCTCCGGTTCCACCAACGACGCCACGGCCGACCAGGCCCAGGAATCCGCCGCATGAACGCCGCACTGCTCGAGGCGCCCGAAGGCGCTCTGACAATCCCGCGAACCGCCTGCCTGCTGCAGGAGCAGGACGCGCCGATCGTGCTCGCAGAGGTCGAAAGCCTCGGCCAGAAGAGCAACAAGTTCGAGATGGTCGCCCTCACCGGGAAGCCGCTGCGGCACTGGTGGTACGGCACGCTCGCGATCGAGCTGTCGGGTATCAAGTTCAAGAAGCGCATGCCGGTCCTGAAGGACCACGACGTTGACCAGCGCATCGGCTACACGACGGCGCTGCGCGTCGACGAGAGCCGCGGCCTCATCGCCGAGGGTCAGCTGCTGCAGACCAGCGAGGCCGCGAAGGAAGTGCTCGCGGACTCGCGCGAGGGGTTCCCGTGGCAGGCGAGCACCTACCTCGAGCCGCGCAAGATCGTGCGCCTCGGCGACGGCGAGGAGGCCGAGTGCAACGGCCGCAAGGTGAAGGGCCCCGGCGTGATCTTCCGCGAGTGCACGCTGCGCGAGGTGACGTTCACCGCGCTCGGCGTCGACGACGACACCTCCGCGACATCGCTGTCGGCCAAGGTGGCCGGCGACGTGGTCGCGGTTCTTTCTCTGAACCAGCAACCCATGACGAAGACGACCGAGGGCGCAGCCCCAGTCGCCGCGGCGGCTCCCGTCGCCCCGGCGGTCTCCACTCCCGTCGACACCGCGAAGCTCGCGGCCGACGCCACCGCAGTCGAGCGCACGCGCGTCGACACGATCCTGTCGTCGGCCGCCGACTGCCAGGTCGAGCTCGCGCGCAAGCTCGTGAAGGACGGCGTCGCGCTGTCCGACGCGCTCGCGCAGCTGCAGGCCGACTCGAAGGCGCGCCTCGCCGCGCAGAAGCCGTCGGCCGAGGCGACCCAGTCGCTCGCTCGCGGCAACACGGCGAACGTCGCGCCCGCGGACGGCAATGGCAACGCGTCCCCGGCGAAGCTCAACGAGAGCGACCCGACGACGTGGGAGAAGGCGTGGACCGAGGACGCGCAGCTGCGCGCCGAGTTCAACGGCAACAAGGACGTGTTCCTCGCCTCGATGCGGAACGCGAAGCGGACCCGGTCCTTCGGGTCGCGCGAGAAGCTCGCCGCCGCGGAGTGAGCGGCACACGGAAACCCACAAAGACCAACAACTGAGGAGACACACCAATGGGTGCACTGCAATCGATCAGCTACCGGAACGTCCGGGGCAACTACTTCCTGGCGCTGGAGAAGCGCACGTCCGACTCGTGGATCAACGACGTCGCGTCGATGTTCTCGAGTGACCAGCCGCTCGAGATCTACAAGTTCCTCGGGAACATCCCGAACATGCAGAAGTGGGCGGGCGAGCGTCGCCGCCTGAAGCTGAAGGACCAGGGCATCACGGTCCTGAACGACAAGTTCGAGTCGACGATCGAGGTCGACATCGACGACATGCAGATGGACAAGACGGGCCAGATCATGGCCCGCGTTTCCGACCTCGGCGCCGCCGCCGCGGTTCTGCCGGAACGGCTGCTGACGGACCTGATCACCGCGAACGGGACGGCCTACGACGGCGTCGCGCTGTTCGGCTCGCACACGGCCTGGTCGACCGCGAACACCGCGCAGACGCTGGCCGGCACCTCGACGCCGGACGCGCCGTCGAGCGCTTCGATGTCGGCGGCGATCCTGAACGCCATCACGGCGATGTACGGGTTCACCGACGAGAACGGCGAGCCCCTCAACAGCGAGGCGCGCCAGTTCACGGTGATGGTCCCGACGAAGTACTGGGGCCCGGCCGTGGCCGCGCTGCAGAACGACTTCACGTCGGCCGGAGTCAGCAACACGCTGAAGAACATCGGCGTGCAGATCAAGCTCGCGGTGAACCCGCGGCTGAGCGGCGCCGCCGCGGCGGCCGGCCGTCGGTTCTACGTGTTCCGCACGGACGCGCAGATCAAGTCGCTGATCTGGCAGGACCGCGACGTGCCCGACGCGTTCAAGACGCTCGACGCCAACAGCGAGAACGGGTTCTGGAAGGACACCGTCGCGTTCGGCGCGAAGCGCGTCGGCGGCTGCGGCCCGGGCCGCTTCGAACTCGCCTGCCGCATGGAGCTGCAGGCCTGATCCCTCCGCCCCTCGCGTGAGGGGCGGACAACCACACACGAACAACAGAGGACACACAGATGGCAGATCTCACCGCAAACAAGCCCCGGCAGTTCCAAGGAACCCCGGGCCGCAAGGTCGCACTCCCGGTCGACGCGAACCTGCGCGTCTTCGCCGGCGCGGCCCTGATGAAGTCGGCCTCGAACGGCTGCGCCGCACTCGCGACGCCGACCGCGTCGGGCCAGTTCTACGGCTTCGCGACCGAGGAGAAGGACAACCGCACGGGCTCGCCGTTCGGCGGCACCGCCGGCAGCACCACGGTCGAGGTCGAGACGGAGGGGCTCGCGTGGCTCACCGTCGCGAACGGCTCGAACTGGGCGCGCGGCGACAGCGGTTCGACGATCTACGCGTCGGACAGCGACACGTTCACGACGTCCGCCGGCACGAACAACATCGTGATCGGCAAGGTCGTGCTCGTCCCCGAGGCGGTCATCGGCGCGGCGTCCGGCGTCGTGCTGGTCGCGTTCGAGGCCTCTGCCATCCGCAGCATCTGATGCCGCGGGTGCAGATCATCGACCGGCGCACGCACACGGTTCTCCTCGAGGGCGACTCTTCGTTGCCCTCCGAGGAGATCCGGACGCTCATGGCGCGCCACGACGTCACCGCGGTCGACGCGGCGCACGTCAGTGGCAGCGTCGTGCTCGACGCGGCCGCGCCGGCCGCGCCCGTCCAGCCGCAGCAGCGGCGGAAGGAGCGCAAGGCGTCGTGACGCTCCGCCAGACCATGGCCCGCCACGCCCGCACGGCGCTGACCCGACTCGACCACTTCGGCGAGTCGGTGACGCGTCGTC